TAGATAATATTAAATTTGTATAGTTTAAACTTTTTAAGTATATTATAATGTAAACCAACTGTTATGAGTAAGAAACAATACGTAGAAGGAACCACCTCTAGTCATTATATACAGACTAAGGATAATTATGGTAATCCAGTGAATATCCCTGTGGTAGATGTAAGGGATGGTATTGGAGAAAGAATGCTAGCCATGGCTATTCTTAAGGCTAGTCAGAGTAGTAAGTATATTAAATACAATGAGTATCACGTATCTAGGAAACCAGTTAATAACTTAAGTGAATAGTCTTATGAGTTTACATGATTGTAATATACATTGTCACACTATACATCCAGATAAGATGGATCTTCTTAATATAGAGGAAGACCAGGGTAAGTGGATGCCGTTTCTTTTTGATCTTGATATAGTGGTAGCAGCTAAGCAGACGTCTGAAGACGAGGAAGAGTTGGTTTATAATGCCACCACAATATTTACAGACTCAGGAGATACGTATATAATAGATACTCCCTATTACGAATTCTTTAAATTATGGAAATCTCACACCGGTTTAACCAGTTCATCTGGTTCTGGAGAGATTGAATTATAATAACAAACAAAAACCAAATATTATGTCTGAAGAACAAAAGACTCCTACCAAGGAAGAGATCATGTCTTTTCTTAAAGAACAAATTGAAGTGAAAGAACTTCAGTTGAAGTTACAAGAAATTAACGCTGGCTTAGCAGTTGCTAGAGCTGAAGAATTAAAAGCATTAGCCTTTATTGGACAGATGACTACACAAGGTGGTGGTCAGAAGTCAGAGCAGCCTCAAGGCACTCCTCACACTATTACACAAGAAGACTTGGATGCAAATCCAGAACTTGTTGAAGCAGGTGTGCAGGTGGGTGATGATATTATTATACCAACAGCTGCAGAGCAAGCTGAAGGTGTTCCAGCTAAAAAGTTAAAAAAGAAATAGATTATTCTTATGACAACTCTTTACAAACTACGAGACTATAAGTTAGCTTACAAGTTTGAGAAGGAACATCCCAAATCCATCCAATGGGACCAGAAGTATAAAACATACGTCTTGTCCCAGGGTGATGGGATTCAGGGTATATGGTTCAAAGATAAGGATGACTTAGTAGCTGAAATTATAATGTCATGGACTAGTAATAATGTAGTGAAGGTGGACTCTTTTACCGTTATGCCTTCTCATAGAGGACAAGGACTAGGACATCAACTTGTTAAAGAAGCATTAGATTGGGCAATTGAATCCGGCTTTAAGTATTTTATAGGAGAAGCACGTAAGGGTGCTAGTTGGAAAGTGTTCCAAACATTTGGAGCAGAAGAAATCCTCACTTACCAAAACTGGAGTAAGACTAATGAGGAATATATCAGTTTTAAAATAGAATTATAATGGCAATAGTAAACCAAGTAGATAAAAGAGTGAGGATGACCACTTGGCAAATAGTCAAGTATCAGATCCTTACCCATTGTTATCTATATAATATACAAGTGAGTGAGGCAGATTTAGATTGTCTTACACTTTTGGCTATAGAAGGAGATCAGGAATTAACATCATTCTGTACAAAAGCTCATGACAAGAGTATATTCTCTTCTCAGCAGTCTGTACGTAACTGTCTCACTAAAGCTGAAAAGAAAAACCTTATTGTAAAAGAAGGAAAGAACAAAAAGAAGATATTTATTAATCCTGTTATCAATGTTCATAGTAAAGGGAATGTATTATTAGATTTTAAATTCTTGTCAATTGAGACCCAAGAAAGCTAAACAACTATTACCAGAGGTAGCAGAAAAGGTTGACTTGCCAGAACAAGCAGTTAAAGATATAATTGATTTTTACTGGCAAGATGTAAGAAAAAGTCTTTCTAGTTTAAAACATAGTAGAGTGCATATAACCAATCTTGGAGACTTCACTATAAAACACTGGAAACTTGATGATAGAATAGCTATGTTAGAAAAGTTTAAAGAAAACTTTAAACAACGAGGATTGCAGGAGATAGTTACTAGGTTTAGAACAGATGAGACACTTTTTGATCTAAAAGCTATCAAGACAATGATGGAAGAAGAAAAACACAGAAAGGATTTTATTAAACTACATAAAACACAATCACATGAGTCTACGAGAAAACATAATAAGGGTTTGGAAGAATAAGGGTCAGATACTAGAAGGTGTGACTAATTCTATATTTAAAAAAGAAGATGTTGAACAGATTGCACAACAGAGAATGCAGATATGTGAGAAATGTGCACTTTTAGATGTGCAAGGAGATGGGTGTATGGTGGGAGGAACTGCTCCTTGTTGTGACCAAACTAAAGGTGGATGTGGTTGTAGTCTTACATTTAAAACAAGATCTTTATCTTCAGAATGTCCTAATGGTTATTGGAAAGCAGAAGTGACACAAGAAGAGGAAGATGTTATAAACCAAAAATTAGGACTATGAGTATATTGATATTTACACCAGAAGATCATAAGTATAGAAGTCTTGACGTAACTGATAAAACTGATTGGTTATCTGTTACTTCTTTTATAGGAAATTTTAAGAAGCCGTTTGATGCAGATACTATTGCAGAAAAAACTTCTAAGTCTAAAAAGTCTAAGTGGTATGGAATGACTCCTGATGAAATTAAAGCTGCATGGAAGGCAGAAGCTCTTCGTGCTACAACATTAGGAACATGGTATCACAATTGTAGAGAAGCAGATATTTGTGAACTTAACAACATGGAAAGACATGGTGTTACAATTCCTGTATTTAAACCTATAGAGAAAGATGGATCTAAATATTCTCCTAATCAGAAACTTACCGATGGTATCTATCCAGAACATTTAGTTTATTTAAAATCAGCAGGCATATGTGGTCAGTCAGATCTTGTTGAGGTGATTAATGGAGAAGTGCATATTACAGACTATAAGACTAATAAAGAAATTAAGACAGAGGGTTTTACTAACTGGGAAGGTAAGGTGGATAAGATGTCATCTCCTCTTTCTCATTTAGATGATTGTAACTTGATGCACTATGCATTACAATTGAGTATGTATATGTATATGATACTAAAACATAACCCAAAGCTAAAACCAGGAACCCTCACTTTGCATCATATTCTATTTGAAGAATCTGGTAGAGACAAATATGATAATCCTATTACAGCTTTAGATTCTAATGGTGATCCTATTGTAAGAGATGTTGTTCCTTATGATGTACCATATTTAAAAGCAGAAGCTATATCTCTTATACATTGGTTAGAAGATAATAGATCTAAACTAAAACCAAAATATTAATGATATTAAATCATAACATAGATAATATAAAGTGTTTAGTTAGACTTTCTCACTTTACTCATAAAGAAGAGGACCGTAATACATTTCATAATGCTTATCTATTTGCAATACAATCTATATCTGGAAAAATCTTAACTTTTCATATAATGACTGATTATGGTATGATGAGAAGTAGAGTGCCTCTTAGTGAAATATTTTTAAAAGAGCCAGACAATGACATACCTTTTCATTTTAAACAGTTATGGGATTGTTTTAGTGAAAATGTATCTGTTATTGTATATGACTACTTATATGAGAAAAGATGTCAAGTAGTTTTAAAAGACGGTAGTAAGATATGGGCCACTTATTTATTTACAGTGGATTGGTATAATAACGCCTATTCAGATGAACCAAGTGATTATAAATGTGGCCATGTTTTAGTAGCAGATGATGGATATTTACTATGTCAACCAAATAATAGAATATTTTGGAAAGATTCTAATTGGATTACAATATCATTTCCTATTGATCCTAAACAAATAAAAGTGGATAAAGAACTTGTATCTGTAGAAGGAGTTTCAGATAGATGGGTTAGTGAAGACACTGACTCTTATTATTACGATATAAATAGAGAAGATTAATGTTAGTTGTAGAAACATATTTAGCAGAATCACCAGGAAAAGGATTAGGTTTATTTGCTAAAAACTTTATTCCTAAGGGTGATCTTATATGGCAATTTGTAGAAGGCTTTGATATAAAAGTGCATAAAGATGAGTATGATGCTTTATCAGATGTTCAAAAAACATTTATAGATACCTATTTTTGGAAAGAAGGAGATTATTTATACGCATCTTGTGATCATTCTAATTTTCAAAATCATAGTGATGATCCTAACTCAATAGGACTTGATGATGATAAGATGATTGCAGCAAGGGATATTTATCCAAATGAAGAAATATTAGTAAGTTATGAAAGCTTTGACGATGATTATGAACTTTATAAAGACAACCTACAATGGTAAGATTATTTGATATACAGAATGGACAGGTGACAGCAAGTGAACATTGTTACACTTTAAAGTTCCTTAACAAGATTATGGTAGAATATCCTTTAGATTATTTAAAGGTGTACACATACTTGTTTTATATGACTTGTCCGAATCCAGATATAAATCCTTTTTTTCACTTTCCTGAAAATGAGAAAGAAGAGGTTATATTAGAAGAAGTGGATGGTGAATTTTCACCAGAAGATGATGCTATAGTGTATGCATTACAGAGATGTAAGCAAATGTATGAGACAGAAACATCTAGAGCATATTATGGAATCAAAACAGCTCTTGACAATCTAGGAAAAGTATTAGCTACAGAAACTCCTACATTTGGTAGAGATGGATCAGCTGTAGGTATTCTTAGAATAGCAGAAAGATTTGATGCTGTAAGACAATCTTATAAAGGAGTGTATAAAGATTTAATGGATGAACAACAGTCTTCTGTAAGAGGAGGACAAGATTTAGCATATGACCAGTAATAAATTGTAGGATGGTGAAAAAAAGTATCTCAGTATACTTAGGCATACACACCCACTCGTCTCGTGGGCACAGATCATGAAATAGAAAAGTAGTACGGGGTTGACCACCAGCTTGCAAGTACTATGCTACTTTTTGAATCACTGTATGAAGGTTCGAGTCCTTCTCCTACAGCTAATATATTAAATTAAAAAAAACATGAAAGTAGAACAGATTGCACAAGTTGCACATGAAATTAACAAGGCTTATTGTGAAGCTATTGGAGATAATAGCCAAACAAGTTGGGAAGATGCACCACAATGGCAGAAAGAATCAGCTGTATTAGGTGTTATATTCCATATGGAAAATCCAGATGCAGGTCCTGATGCTAGTCACAATAGTTGGATGAAACAAAAGATAGAAGATGGGTGGAAGTATGGTCCAACTAAAGACCCTGATAATAAATATCATCCTTGTATCCTACCTTTTGAAATGCTACCTAATGAACAAAAAGCTAAAGACTTTTTATTCCGTCAAGTAGTTCATAGTTTAAAAAATGCATAGTTATGAAAACAGAAGTTTACACAGATCTAGAAATTAAAGAGTTTGCTGCTATTGGTGAAGAGTTAAGACCAGAATCAGATTACATGAATGATTGGGTATTTCATTTTAATCCCTACAATCAGTTATGGAATGCTATTCCAAGAAACGTTTGTAATGAGTATTGGAGTAATAGTCAACATCATGCTGTATTAAGAAGCAAACATTTAAACACACTATTAGATATGCTTCACCGTACAAAAGGTGATGTAGGAATGATAGAAGATCTTACCCGTGGAGAAATTAAATAACGATATATATAAGGAGGTGCCCACTTATAAAGATGGGTCTTGGGATACCACTGTGTTTTATTCACGTGAGGAATTCCGAGACTTTCTTATACCCTTATTTAAAGAACCTGGAGAATATCATTTTGATGAGGTGAGTAAAATATTTAATGCTGAGGGACGTAAGTTTCAAAAGCAAGGATATTACTGTTCTGCCCCTGTAAAGACTAAAGACTTTATTAAATATTGGGATGATCAGAAGCATAAGTGTCGTAATGGTATTATAGTACATAGTGAAGATAAAACCTGGTACGTGTCTAGAGATTACTACATGTGGTTAAACTTTCTTCCTATTTATGATAAGGAAGAAAAACGTTTTGACTTTGCTAAGATAAGAGATGCCCAATATCATATGGCTCTTTATGAACATCTTGCAGAATTGCACTGGAAGCATGCTATTATTTTAAAGAAACGTCAGATAGCTTCTTCTTATTTTCATATGGCTAAACTTATTAACCAATGGGTATTTGAATCTGGAGCTGTGTTAAAAATAGGTGCTAGCCTTAAAGATTATATTAATGAAAAAGGTTCTTGGAAGTTTTTAGAAGAATATAAAAACTTTATTAACCAACACACTGCTTGGTATAGACCAGCTGAACCTGATAAGGTGGGAGCATGGAACCAACAGATTAAGGTGAGAGTGAATGGACGTGATACGTATAGAGGATTAAAATCTTCTATTAACTCTTACTCATTTGAAAAGAATCCTACAAATGGTGTCGGTGGTCCTGTAACTTATTTTTTTCATGAGGAAGCAGGTATTGCTCCTAATATGAATGATACATATGGATTCATGAAACCAGCACTTAAGTCTGGTCATATGATTACTGGTCAGTTTATTGCAGCAGGATCAGTCGGTGATCTTGATCAATGTGAACCATTAAAACTTTATATAGACAAACCAGAAGAAAATGGATTTTATGGTGTAAAGTCTAATCTTATAGATAAAACAGGTACTATTGGCGTTACCGGCTTGTTTATTCCTGAGCAATGGTCAATGCCTCCATATATAGATCAATATGGTAATTCTCTTGTACAAGAAGCTCTTGATGCCCTTGAAGAAGAGTTTGTAAAGCTTAAGAAAGATCTTGAACCGGCAGCTTATCAACTTGAAGTATCTCAGCATCCTCGTACTATAGAAGAAGCTTTTGCCACAAGAAAGCTTTCTATATTTCCTCCTCATTTAATTTCTAAACAACAGCAACGTATTCAAGATAAACAATATCCTGTAGAATATTTAGAGTTATCTAGAGATGCTGATGGAAAGATTATAGATAAACCTTCTAGAAAGATACCTATTACAGAATGGCCTATTTCTAAAAAGACAGAAGATAAAGAAGGAGTGTTGTGTATCTATGAAAGACCTCACAAAGATCCAAGTTTTGGAATGTACTATGCATCTGTCGATCCAGTAGGAGAAGGTAAGACAACTACATCAGATTCCTTATGTGCTATTTACGTATATAAGAATCCTGTAGAAATTATTAAAGACTCTGGAAATGGCAATGTAGAAAATAGTATAGAACGTGATAAGATCGTGGCATCTTGGTGTGGACGTTTTGATGATATTAATAAAACTCATGAGCGTTTAGAATTGCTCATAGAATGGTATAATGCCTGGACTATTGTAGAAAATAACGTAGCTTTGTTTATACAATATATGATTAGCAAGAAAAAACAGAGATACTTGGTTCCTAAGGATATGATCTTATTCTTAAAAGACATTGGTGCCAATCGTAACGTATTCCAAGAATATGGATGGAAGAACGTAGGTACATTATTTAAAGGAACTGTATTATCTTATGCTATTGAGTTCTTAAAAGAAGAGCTTGATCAAGAAACTACTGCTGATGGAACTATAGTAAAAACCATATATGGAGTGGAAAGAATTCCTGATCCAATGCTCCTAAAAGAAATGCAAGCTTACCAAGATGGTGTCAACGTGGATAGACTTGTAGCTTTTTCAGCCTTAATAGCCTTTGCAAAGGTGCAACAATCTAACCGTGGATTGGCTAAACGTGTAGAAGTTACAAATGAAAATTTGGCTAACTCCCAAAAATTTAGTAAATTAAATTACAGCCCCTTTAGACATATGGGTAGTTCTAAGAGAGGATCAGGTAGTAGTCAACCCCCTAGAAATCCTTTTAAAAATATAAGATAATGCAAGAAGAAATGCCATTACATGCTCAAAAAGTAGCTATACTATCTCGTTTAATAAAAGAAAGTTCTCTTACACTTGAGGAAGCTTTGCTTATTTTAAAAGAAGAAGAGGTAGAATCAACAGTTGTTTCAACACCAGGTTGGTCAACTGGAACTACGACACCATGGACAGTACCTATTCAACCTTATGGAACCATTAATGGTAATCCAATTACATTTACTACTTCAAACTCTTTAACTGGGTCAATGACTACTACTAGCAGTACTAGAAGTTTTACAGCTGACTTAGACTTAAATAATTAAGAATCATGCAGATATATAACGCAATGGATCTCAAAGCTGGTAAAAAAGCTGACTATAACAAGATGGGTACACTTACCCAACCTATTCAATTCATATCTGAAAATGAGAAGAATGAGGAGTGGAGAGCCTGGAACTTAGATTGGTTAGAGTTTCAAGGTATGAAACAGCTTAGACGCAATGCTCGTAGACTCATGAAAAACTATAACCTTGCCAAAGGTATTATAGACAAAACTGACTACATTATAGAAGAAGATAACGAGGTGGCTGATCTTATAGATACATTAACTAAACAAGATGAATCAGCTTTAGAGCTTAAATTTTACCCTATTATTCCAAATGTGGTGAATGTACTTACTAATGAATTTAGTAAACGTACTTCTAAAATCATGTTTAGAGCTATAGATGATATATCTTATAATGAAATGCTAGAAGCTAAACGTCAAATGGTAGAAGACGTTTTGTTACAACAAGCTCAGCAAAAGATGTTCATGAACTTGATTAATCAAGGAATGGACCCTGAATCAGAAGAAGCTCAACAGATGTTATCTCCTGAAAGTTTAAAGACTCTTCCTGAAATTGAAGACTATTTTAAAAAGGATTATAGATCTATGATTGAAGAGTGGGCCACCCATCAAATGAAGGTGGACACTGAAAAGTTTGGTTTACAAGAACTAGAAGAGCGTGCTTTTAGAGACATGCTTATTACAGATAGAGAATTTTGGCATTTTAAAATGAATGAGGATGACTATGAAGTAGAGCTTTGGAACCCGTTACTAACCTTTTATCATAAGTCTCCAGATGTACGTTATATTTCTCAGGGTAACTGGGTAGGTAAAATGGATATGATGTCTGTATCAGACGTTATTGACAAGTTTGGCTGGATGATGAATCAAGAGCAGTTAGAAGCTTTAGAAGCTATTTATCCTGTAAGAGCTGCTGGTTATGCTATCCAAGGTATGCAAAATGATGGAAGTTACTATGATCCTACAAGATCTCATGACTGGAATACTCAAATGCCATCATTGGGGTATAGACAATTTGCTTCTGTATATGACTCTAAGTTTGGTACAGGAGATATAGTTGAATGGATCTTATCAGATTCAGAAGATACTATTGACTTTGGTAAATCTCATTTATTACGTGTATCTACAATTTATTGGAAGAGTCAACGTAAAGTGGGTCATTTAACTAAGATTACAGAAGAAGGAGAGATTATACAAGATATTATATCTGAACAATATAAAATTACAGATAAGCCTCAGTATAACACTGTGGTATATAAACAAAAGACTAAGGACAACTTAATCTTTGGTGAACATATTGACTGGATATGGATTAACGAAACTTGGGGTGGTGTTAAAATAGGACCCAATCGTCCAGCATTCTGGGGTATGAATAACCCAGGTGGTATTAACCCAATCTATTTAGGCCTTAATGGTGGTAAGCCAGGTAAGGTTCCTTTTCAGTTTAAAGGTGATAGTACATTATATGGATGTAAACTTCCAGTGGAAGGTGCTGTATTTGGGGATAGAAACACCCGCAGTATTTCATTGGTTGATCTCATGAAACCATATCAGATAGGTTACAATATTGTAAATAACCAAATAGCTGACATTTTAGTAGATGAGCTTGGTACGGTTATTATGTTAGATCAGAACTCTTTGCCACGTCACTCTATGGGAGAAGACTGGGGTAAAAATAATCTGTCTAAAGCCTATGTGGCCATGAAGAATTTCCAGATGTTACCTTTGGATACATCCATTACTAACACTGAGAATGCTCTTAACTTCCAACACTATCAAGTGTTAAACTTAGAGCAAACTAACCGTTTACTTTCTCGTATTCAATTAGCTACATATTTTAAGAACCAAGCATTTGAAACTATTGGTCTAAATCCTGAACGTATGGGTCAGCAGATTGCTCAACAGCAAACTGCTACAGGTATAGAGCAAGCTATGAATGCATCTTATGCTCAGACAGAACAGTATTTTATACAGCATTCTGACTATTTGATGCCAAGAGTTCACCAAATGAGAACTGACTTAGCTCAATACTATCATTCTAAGAAGCCAAGTTTACGTCTTCAATATATAACTGGTAATGATGAAAAGATTAATTTCCAGATAAATGGAACAGATCTTTTAATGAGAGACTTTAATATTTTCTGTACTACTAAGACTAATCAAAGATCTGTAATGGAGCAGTTACGTCAGATTGCATTAAATAACAATACTACTGGAGCTTCTATATTTGATCTTGGTAATGTTGTTAAATCTGAATCTATTGCTGAACTTACTGGTGTTCTTAAGGATGCTGAACAAAAAGCTAATGCTCAGAAACAAGCTGAGATGGAACAACAGCAGAAGATGCAAGAAGAATTACTTGCTTCTCAAGAACGTCAGAAGCAAATGGATCTTCAGTTTAAAGCTGAACAAGCTGATCTTGATAGACAAAATAACATCACTCTTGCTGAGATTAGATCAGCTGGTTATGGTGCTATGATGGATATTGATAAGAATCAAGTATCTGATTATCAAGATGTTCTAGCTAATATTCAGAAACAGCAAAGTTATCAAGACACTATGAGTTTTAAACGTGAGCAGGAAGTTAATAAAACTGCTACTAATGCTCAGAAGTTAGATATTGAACGTCAGAAGTTACAAACTCAAAAGGAAATTGCTGACAAACAATTACAGATAGCTAAGGAAAATAAGAACAAATATGATGTTTCTTCTAAGAAGAAGAAATAATTATAGCTCTATTATCCAGACCTTAGATGCTTTATTTTAAAAAATTGTAAATTTTTAAGATTTAAGTTGTATATTTTTAATGTAGAGATACACATAAAAACCAAACAAAATGACTGATAATCAGAACACTGTACAGACATCTGTACAACAAGTAGACCTTGACATTGATAGTTGGTTAGGAGCTCCTGGAGCAGACAGTATAGTTACCCCAGCAGGTGGTAATCCAACTGGAGAAACTACAGAGCTTAAACCTAGCATTTTTAGTCAGGGCAAACCAGATCTTAGTTTCTTAGATAAAGAGATTGAAGATACTGAAGAACATAAGGATAAAGACGGAAATGTCTTACCTAAAGTTACTAAAGAAGAAACTAAAGACCTTATAGATAGTCTAGAAGGAAATCCTGATGAGGATGACGAAGACGGTAAATCTAAAGGAGGAAGACCTAAAACAGATAAGTCTGGATTAATAGGGTTTCTTAAAAAACGTATAGAGTCAAAGGAAATGTTTGCCTTTGATGACTATGATGAAGAAAAACAAGATCTTGAAGAGTATTTAGGTACTCTTGGAGAGAAAGATATAGAAGAGCTTTGGCAAGCTAATATAGACAATATGAAGTCTGAAGTGGCTGCTAAAACTCCAAAAGAGTTTTTTGAGTCTTTACCTGAAGAACTTCAATATGCTGCAAAGTATGTAATGGATGGTGGAACAGACTTAAAAGGAATGTTTCAAGCTCTAGCTCAAGTTGAACAAGTAAGGTCTTTAGATCCAACTAATGAAAATGACCAAGAAGGTATTGTAAGATCTTATTTACAAGCTACCGGTTTTGGTAATGAAGAAGAGATTGATGAAGAAGTAACTACTTGGAAAGATTTAGGTGTATTAGAAAAGAAAGCTAAACAATTTAAGCCTAAGTTAGATCAGATGCAAGAAGAGATTGTTCAATCTGAGATTGCAGAACAAGAAGCTAGAAAACAACAACAGGAACAAGCTGCTGAAGCTTACATGAAAAATGTGTTTGAAGCTTTAAGACCGGCAGAAATTAATGGTCTTAAGTTAGATAAGAAGACACAAGCTCAGTTATACAGCGGTCTTGTTCAACCTCAATATCCTTCTATTAGTGGAAGACCTACTAATCAGTTAGGACATTTGTTAGAGAAGTATCAGTTTGTAGAACCAAACTATCCTTTAATAGCTGAGGCATTATGGTTACTATCTAATCCTGAGGAATACCGTCAGAATTTAGTAAAACAAGGTAAGAATCAAGCTGTTGAACAAACAGTTAGAACTCTAAAAACTGAACAATCTAGAAAAACTAGTAGCACTCATCAAGAAGATGACGAGCCAAGATCTAGAAAGTTAGTAAGACCTACAAATATATTTAAAAGATAATTCTTATAATTTCTAACCCTTAAAATTAAAAAGCCTTATGGCAACTCCAGTTTTGAATAATGGTATATTTCTACGTGATACCACTTATCAGACAAGTTCACACGTAGACTCGTATCACCTTTCAAACTTACTGAAGTCAGCTGAGCCTACAGACTTAGGTCCTGTAGACTTATGGGCTATGGCACAAAAAGTAGAAATGCCTTTGTACCAGATGTCTAGCTTCGGTGGTAAGAACGTTATCTCTGTAGATAATGCTCGTGGTGAGTACAAATGGCAGATTCCAGTAACGCAGGATCTTCCTTACATTACAGAAGACATTGAATCAGCTAATGCCACTAAAGGTATTGATGGTCAGTCTTTCAAAATCAAATTGAATAAGCGTTCTTTTGGTCATGGTGATATCATCACTTATGACAAGTACAATGGTGTTGAAATGTACATCACTGCTGACGATATTATCCCAGCTGGTGACGGTTTCATCTACACTGTACAGTTAGTAAACAACGACAATGCTAAGTACTTGGATAACAAATACTTAAAAGTTGGTACTAAAGTTTTCCGTAAAGGTTCTGCACGTGGTGAGTACGGTGAAAGATTTTCTGACATCGGTAACATCAATGCAGGTTTCCGTGAATTCTACAACTACGTTGGTGGTGCTGAAGCTCACGTTCACTATTCTGTAAGCTCTAGAGCTGACTTAATGATGAAAGGTGGTATGAAAGCTGATGGTACAGTTCCTGTAATTGAGATGTGGAGAAACTTTGACAAGAGTGTTGATCCTTCTATTTCTAACTTAGAAGACATGGCTTCTAAAATGGGTAAAGATTATGTAAAGAAAGCTTACCAATCTGGTCAGTTAACTCGTACATTCTTAACTACAATGGAAGCAGCTCACTTGAGCAAAATTGCAAATGACATTGAAACCTACTTAATGTGGGGTCAAGGTGGTAAGGTTAAGCAAGATGGTCCAGACGATATCAGATTATCTGTAGGTCTTTGGAAGCAATTGGATAACTCTTACAAGCGTATTTACAACAAGGGTAGTTTCAACTTGGATTTATTCAAGAGTGAAATCTTTAACTTCTTCAACGGTAAAGTTGAGTTCCAAGGTCCAGATCCTAAGCGTCAATTAGTTGTACAAACTGGTTTAGGTGGTATGAAATTGGTTAACGAAGCTATCAAGAAAGAAGCTATCAACTCTGGCTTAGTGATTAATGCATCTGAAATTGGAGCTATCACTGGTAAAGGAATGGACTTAAACTTTGGTTTTGCTTACACTCAATACGTTATTCCGTTCTTGGCTAACGTTAAGTTTGTATTGAACCCAGCGTTTGATAACATCCACACTAATGATATTGAGAACCCAATCATTGATGGTTTCCCATTAAGTTCTTACAATTTCATTATCTTTGACATCACAGATAATACTAACGACAATATTTATTTATTGAAGTTAAGCTGGGATAATCAATTAAAATGGTTCTATCAAAACGGTACAATGGATTACATGGGTCGTACACAAGGCTTCCAGTCTTCTGGAAACTTCAACGGTTACCGTGTATTCATGACACAAACAATGCCAGCTATTTGGGTTAAAGATCCAACTAAGGTATTGAAGATCGTTATGAGAAACCCAGTTACTGGCGGATCATTCTAATAATACTTACAATCCTGGGAGGTAAAATCTCCCAGGCTCTTGTATCTATATCCTCCCTTAGAATAGTATTCTAAGAAAACCTAACCTGTTGTACGCAGACTGGCTGATCACCGGAGAGCTTGCAACTCTCAACAGGTTCTAACATTAGGTCTTCGGACCATGTATAAAAACCAAAAAACCAAATATGAGTAGTGTAACAATCGTGGAAAAGTATCCACAGAACAAGAAGTCTAGCATAGCTATACGTCCTTATTTTGATCCGGCTGTAGACAATATGGGTTTACAGAAATACGGATTAAGTCTTTTTGACGGAGCGTTCCACGAGGAACAATTAGCTTGTTTAGAAATCAATGGTATTAAAAGATACCTTACAGGTCTTAACGAGTTTGCTCCAGAAGTAAAGAACTTACCAATGGAAGAACAAGAAGCTAAGATTAAAAGTATTCGTAGCATTATTGTACAACTTGAAAGAGAGTTAGCTGCTAATATGATTGAAGCTAATGACAAAGAGTTTTGGAATAAAGTAAAACTTCTTAAACCAGATAATAGTGATTTCTGGGATAAGATTAAGATAAGATGTGGTAATGAACCTGTGTTTTTAGAGCCTGACAAAGATCCTTATGATCTTATTAGACTTTATGCAATAGACGCTGGTGGTTTTTCAATAATAGCTAAATCTTTAGATGAAGCTCGTAGAATGCCAGTTCCTCCTAAGTTTTATTTAGATAAATTAGAAGAAACTGCTACACTTAACACTGAAGTTAAGAAGTTAAGAAACAAGGCTTTATCAGAACTTCAGAAGTTATTTGATAAAAACACTAATAAGTTATTCTACATTGCTAAAGTGTTAGATGCTAATAGTGCTCAGTATAAGAAGTCAACACCTAATGACATTGTTTATGATAACATGGACAAGTATATTAATGGAGACTTAGTAGACAAGAATAAGAAAAAGACCGCTGAGAGATTCTTAGATATAAGCAATCTTGATATGGAAACTTTAAAAATAAGAGCTATTGTAAAAGATAGTGGTTATTATAAGTTCATTGCTACAAAAGCTGACGGATTTATTTACCACATGGAAACAACAACAATGATGGGTAGAACCCCTTCAGATGTGGTAGAATATTTAAAGAATCCTTTGAATGAAGAACTCTTAGTAAATCTTACTAAGAAGGTAGAAGGATACTGGAATCAGTAAAAACAGTACCTGGGTTGCTTCCCGTGAGATCAGCACCCAGGTCTTTATAAAATATGAACAATAGTACATTACAAATAAAGTTTAAGCAGCGTCTGAATAAGTTGGATTCTATGGACTATGATAACATAGAATGCTGGCAGATAACAGAAGCTTTCAATAAAGCTCAAATAGAATGGGCCCGTAGACAGTTACATGGTAACAACGGTGCAAAGCAGCTGCCTGAACAAAGTATTACTGCTATTGATGATTTACAAGTTTTATTAGTAGAGAGAGATCTTAAACTTAAAAACTTAGACTTGTTCTTTGAATCTTTAAAAATACCTGATGACTACTTACATTTTGTAAGAATGAGTGGGTATGCTAGTTCAGATTGCTGTCCTAGACGTCCATTGTCTATCTACCAGGCTGAAGAAGCTAACGTAGATATTATGTTATCGGATAGTTTTAAATCACCTTCTTTTGAATGGGCAGAGACTTTCTGTACAATTATGGGAGATAAGATTAGAATTTATAGTGACAATAAGTTTGCTATAGAAGATGCTAGTCTTGTTTATTACAGAAAACCAAGAGCTGTTCAAATATTAGGTTGTGTAGATCCAGCTAACGGTTTACAGTTTAAAGCTAACCAAACTTGTGAATTAAGAGATGATATTATAGAAATTATTATAGATGACGCTGTAGCAATACTAGCTGGAGATATGGATAATGTAACACAGTATCAGAGAAATTTACAAAACGCAACTAGAAACAGTTAATAATGGCTTTACAGAAATTATCTAGACCAACCCCAATGGGACCTTGCACTGAGACAGCAGCAATGATAGCTCATGCACAAGCTCTTACTGTGAGCATGCATCAGCTACATCTGAAGATTACAGGACCTGGTTCATTATCAGTTCATAAAGCTCTTAATGAGTTTTATGGTGGAATGCCAGATCTAATTGATGCTGTAGCTGAACAGTATCAAGGAGCTCGTGAGAAGCTTCTAGATCTTCCAGCAGTACCTGCATATAAATGCGGATCTGTACAGGAAGCTATTTCTCACATGAAAGAACTATATACAGAAGTTGTTGATTTACAGAAGATTATGCCTTTCTCAGAAGTAACAAACCAACTAGATGAAGTGAAAAGCTTGATCTCCTCAACTAAGTATAAGTTAATGTTCTTAAGTTAAAAACAATTTTTTTATTTATAAACCCTTAAATTAAAGCCCTATGTATTTTCCTAATGCATTCCGCAAGTCATTCTTGCCTGCTAGCACAACATTAGCTAGCTCAGGATCAACTGCTGCTTTAACTGCTGGACAAATTGGTTTCTTTGATGCCAAGACTTTCCAAGCTGTTACTGCTCAAGCTGCTCCATTTATCTTAGCTCAAGGTAGTTACTTTGCTGCTGACAAAATTGGCCCTGTTCACGGTGGTTACAAAGAGTCAGTTAAGTCTAAAGTAATTAACCCTAAGTACATCAGCCGTCTTATTAAAGTGACTTCTGATAGTGCTCAGAATCAAATCGTTAAAGTAGAAGCTAATGCTTGTGCAGGTCTTGCTTGCGACAGCACTATCCGTTTACGTCTTGACGTTAAAGGTTCTCCTGCTCTTCGTTTTTTAAATCATCAGTTGTACAAGACTTTAGATGCATACACAGGATGTTGTGATGCAAACAGTGCAGCAATTGATCATACTGTAGCTCTTTTAAAATGGGCTGATCAGATCAATGAAGCTCCTTTGTTAAAAGATTTTGTACAAGCTAAAGTATGGTTAGAAACTACAGCTTCTGTAGCTATTGATCCTACTGCTGGTTCTACAACTATTGTTGTGGCTAATGCTGATGCAGCTGCTTTTACAGCTGGTGAGAAAGTAGTTCATGCTTCTTTAGCTCCTAACAGCATTGTTGTAAGTGTTGGTGCTGCTGATTCAGCTAGCTCTGGTAATGCAAACGTTGTTCTTTCTGTAGCTGCTGTTAGCTCTACAAATGGTAATGCTGCTGTTTTTACTGCACAAACTACTGCTGGTTACACTCCTGCTACTTCTAGTTTAGGATCTGTAAACTCTCATTTAGACATTGCTGCTGCTTATGTTGAAACTAAGTTTGGAACTTGTACTTTTACTCCTACTGACAAGTATGAATTAGAACCATTGTTTATCTACGCTTCTGTAGTAGACGAGTCTGGTGAGCCTTGTAAAGTAGAATGTATCACTGTATCAGAAACACAAGCTCCTAAGCAAGCTTCTGGTTTAGGTGAGACTGTATTACGTGAATTGATCTTAGACGGTCGTTATTTACAAAACGCATATCCTGATAGCTCTCGTGTAGATAGCTTAAGAATGCGTGAGATTGAAGCAGATCCTGCTTTAGCTACAGTAAATAAAGCTGGTTTATACGATCAGGTGTTAATCTTGCACAATGTGCCTCGTTTTAACAACCCTTCTAGCACTTTTGATAATGATCAGTATTTGATCGTAGTTCACGTACCAGCTGGTACTTCAACTAGCTCAATTACTAACTTCATTGCATCTAGTGCAAGTGCGGCTGGTAATGCAGTAACTTTAGAGACTGTATAATCTATTTACTCTATAGACAAAAGGGAGGAACCAAAAGTTCTTCCCTTTTTTGTTTTGGAGAAGTCCAAAAAAATGTTTATATTATTTATGTAGACTAAGTCTATTTCTATATTAAATTTTTAAAGTTTATCATAATGGCTACCAAACATCAGCTAAGTTTAGAGCTACCAGAATCTAACAATATTAAGGTTTTCCGTGTATTTGACACCAGTATTTATGCTGAGGGTATGACTATTGATTGTGGTACACTACGTATAACTTCACCTGGTTTTAACTTGCCAGTATCTATAGAAACCCTACCTAACTTTAACTTAGTACTTTCTGCATGTAGCTTAGGATTACAAAGAAGTTTTTGTGGGGAAAATTTTCAGAATATTCCAGATGGTATTTATGTGATTAACTATTCAGTATCACCTAACTCATCTGTATTTGTTGAGTATAATCATTTAAGGACTGCTCAAACTATGAATCAGTATTATAATATTTTAGCTTCTTTAGAATTAGCTGCTTGTGATCCAGAACCTGAGATCAAAGAAAAGCTTGCTGAGTTAAGAATGATAAAAAGTTTTATTGAAGCAGCTAAAGGTAAAGTGGAATACGCTCATGAGCCTGAAGCAGGTATGGAATTATTTGGTTATGCTAAAAAAAGATTAAGTAAATTAGTAAGCAGTATGGCTTGCTATACTTAACTTTGTAATTATAAAAACCAACATATATGAGAACATGTACTAACTGTGGCTCTCAAATTACCTGTAGTTGTCAAGACAGAGTAGCCACTGATGGAAAAAAAGTTTGTGGTAGCTGTATTGTAAGCTATGAACAAAAATTAATTGCACAAAGAAACTTAGATAGTCAGCAAAATGGAGAGATCCAAGCTAGTCTTACTATGGATGAAAAATTTAACTCTTAACTAAAAGATAGATGAAGAACTTCTTATTTCATAAAACAAAACATACTTTAAACTATGCTGATTCTGTTTACAGAAAGTTTAAAGAAATTAGATATGGTATAAGTTCTTGTAAGCCAGAATTAGAATCTGACTTAATATTTATGAGAAAAGAGTTAACTGATTGGCAAGCTTTTGATGATGCAGGTGCTTTAACAACATCTAATTTACAACATCAAACTTGGTTACCAGTAGAGTATGATCACAATATATACTTACATGGTGGTCATGGTTATTATATGACTAATGAAAACATTGGTCCACAAAGATTGGCTATTAACTATCAAGTTAGCGGTGCACCTGACACAAGTGTTATTCAAGTAAATGCTCATGGAGCTATTACTAGAATTAATCTTAGTCCGGCTATCACAATTAATAATAACATGTCTTATGTATACACTCAAGCTGCTCCTGCATTAGTATGGATGGTTGAGCATAAAATGGGCTTTAAACCTAGTGTATTTACAGAAGATGCTTCAGGAACTGATATACAAGGTGTTATTGAATATGTTGATCTTAATAACTTAAGAATTACGTTTAATCAACCTGTTGCAGGAAAAGCATACTTATCATAATGGCATTACAGAAGATATATATAGACTATGACTTTAATAAGAATAGTATTCTTAATGCTAAGTTACAACCTGTAACTACTGCAGAAAGAAATACGTTAGGGTCTGGTTATAATTCTAACGATGCTGGTATTATCGTATATGACACTACATTAAAAATGGTGTACTCATGGGACGGTAATGAATGGGATCAAGTAAGTTTATCCGATACTCAACTTGCTCAAATAGCTGAGGCTTTTAATAAAACAGTAGTTGATATTACTGTAACATCTGATAATGAGAATAGAACTATTATTCTTACATATAGAGACACACTTTCTATACAAGAGACTTACAAGTTTTCTCATATTCATACTCAAACGGTTTCATCTTCTACATGGAGCATAACACATAATTTAAATAAATACCCATCTGTTTCTGTAGTTGATTCAAGTAATGAAGAAGTTATTGGGGAAGTACAACATATTAATTCTAATTCATTAACAGTTAAATTTTCTGCACCATTTAGTGGGAAAGCATTTTTAAACTAATTATAATACAAATACTATGTCTAAAAAGTTTTTAACCAATCTGGACCTCACACAAAACCAGATTTTAAACGTAGCGGTTCACAACAAAGTTGGTCCACCGTCTAGTCCAGTAGTTGGTCAAATCTATTTTGACACTACTCCTTCAGTTTTAAGAATGTTCTTCTGGGATGGCACCGCATGGGTGGATATGTCAGGAGATATTCAAGACGTTCTTGGTGGTGCTGGTCTTACAGCATCTACATCTGCTAATGGTGATGTAATCACATTAGATGTAAACGTAGATAATGCTACTATTGAAATTGATTCTGATAGTCTTAGAGTTAAAGATCTTGGTATCGTTACTGGTAAGTTAGCTAACTCTGCAGTTACCACTGTAAAGATTAATGCTAATGCTGTAACTTTTGATAAGTTACAACAAATTGCTAATCTAAGAGTGATTGGTAATGTATCTGGAGCTACAGCTAACCCAGCTGAAGTTACCATTATTACAGACATGGCTAACTCTAGTTCTACTACTCTTGCTACATCTACAGCAATTAAAACTTACATTGATACTAACGTAGGTAATTTAGGTAATTTAGAAGGAGCATGGGATGCTTCTAGTGGTTCATTTCCTGTAGGATCAAGTCCAGTTGCTGGCACTAAAGCTGGTGATTACTGGTATGTATCTACAGC